GAAAAACCATCCGGTGGCGGAAAGATGGGATGGGCCGAAGAAGGAGCTCCTCCTCCAGATTTTAAGTCTCGTGCTGCAGCAGCATTTGCTGATCTGGAAAATCCAAGCGGATCAGCATCCAGTGAGTTAGATAGCATGGGATCTAGTGATGCTGCTATGAGTGCTAAAAATCAGGCTGCTCTTGCCGCAGGCAAAGGTACTAAAATTAGGGATATGAATCCATTAGATAGAGATCAATATTTAAAAAATACAAATCGTCAATTAAATCCTACCACAAACAAAATCGAACCAATCGCAACTAATGAAGCAGTTGACCAAGACTTTGACAGAATTCGACAATTAGCAGGTTTGGCAAAATAAAATCACAAATAGCAATCACTGAGGTTGCGATGATAAATAGATGTGTGTATACTTAACTGTATGCACACATTTTTCTTTTTAGTCAGTTGGCTTTAAAGAAGAGGCATAATATTACATTTATAAGGAAAATCATTATGGCAACGTTAGCAGAAATTCGCGCAAAACTTCAACAAGCATCTCAACAAAACACCGGCGGCGCAAGCGGTGGAGACAACGCAATTTACCCCCATTGGAATATTCAAGAAGGACAAACAGCCACTGTTCGTTTCTTACCTGACGCTGATCCAAACAACACTTTTTTCTGGGTAGAACGAGCAATGATCAAATTGCCATTCGCCGGAGTAAAAGGTGAAACAAACTCAAAACCAGTTACTGTACAAGTTCCTTGTATGGAAATGTGGGGTGAAACTTGTCCTATTCTTACTGAGGTTCGTCCTTGGTTCAAAGACAAAGGACTTGAAGAAATGGGCCGTAAATATTGGAAGAAACGTAGCTACTTGTTCCAAGGCTTTGTAGTTGATAGCAGTTACAAAGAAGATGGAAAGATCCCAGAAAATCCAATTCGTAGATTCATCATTGGTAGTCAAATCTTTAATATCATCAAGGCAGCATTGCTTGATCCAGATATGGAAGAATTGCCAACTGACTATGTTCGCGGTACTGATTTCAAAATTACCAAGACTAGTAAAGGTGGTTACGCTGACTACTCCACTTCAAATTGGGCTCGTCGTGAACGTGCTCTAGCCGAAGATGAAAATGCAGCAATCAAGCAGTACGGTGTGTTTAATCTCAAGGACTTCTTACCTAAGAAACCGGGCGATGTTGAGCTCAAAGTCATGAAAGAAATGTTTGAAGCATCAGTTGATGGCGAGGCATTTGACATGGACAAATGGGGACAATACTTCAAACCAGTAGGCTACAGTGGCAACGCCGAAGCAGGCACAACTGCTAAAGCACCTGCCGCGAAACCCGTGGTAGCAGATGATATCGACGAAGATGAGGCTCCAGTAGTTAAGCCGACTAAAGTAGAAGCACCAAAAGCAGATGCCGGCGATAACGGAAGCCGAGCACAGGACATCCTTGCGATGATCCGTAACCGTCAAAAAGCAGAATAAGGGGTTAGACTATGGGAAAAGCCTTCGATATTTCGAAGTTCCGTAAGTCTATCACTAAGTCTATTGATGGATTAGGAATCGGGTTTAATGACCCAACCGATTGGATTTCAACCGGTAACTACGCCCTAAACTATCTTATCTCGGGGGACTTCTTTAGGGGAGTCCCTTTGGGTAAGGTTACTGTATTTGCCGGCGAAAGCGGTGCTGGCAAGAGTTATATCTGCTCTGGTAATATTATCCGACACGCACAAGAACAGGGAATTTTTGTTATCTTAGTTGATAGCGAAAACGCTCTTGACGAAAAGTGGTTGTTGGATTTAGGTGTTAGTACCAGTGAAGATAAACTGCTCAAACTTAATATGGCTATGATTGACGATGTGGCTAAAACTATCTCTGAATTCATGAAAGAATACAAAGCGATGCTCGAAGAGACACGCCCAAAAATTCTCTTTGTTATTGATAGTTTAGGTATGTTGTTGACTCCGACTGACGTAAATCAGTTTGAGGCGGGCGAGATGAAAGGCGACATGGGTCGTAAACCCAAAGCACTTACTAGTCTTGTTCGTAACTGTGTAAACATGTTTGGTTCGTGGAATGTTGGGTTGGTTTGTACTAATCATACATACGCAAGTCAGGATATGTTTGATCCAGATGATAAGATTTCGGGTGGACAAGGTTTCATCTATGCTAGCTCTATCGTAGTTGCTATGCGTAAGCTGAAACTGAAGACCGACGAAGATGGTAATAAAACTACCACCATAAACGGCATTCGTTCAGCCTGTAAGATCATGAAAACACGCTATGCCAAACCTTTTGAAAGTGTTCAAGTTGAGATTCCATACTCGACCGGCATGAGCCCATTCAGTGGTTTAGTTGATTTGTTTGAAGCCAAAGGTAAGCTGAAGAAAGAAGGCAACAGTCTTGTTTACACAACTAAAGATGGCGAAATTATCAAGCAATTCCGTAAAGCGTGGAACAGTAATGACAAAGAAGGGCTAACTACAATTATGGCTGAGTGGGAAGAAATTACTATGCCAATAACTATAGAAGAAACAGAGGAAGAATAAAATGGAAGAGTCATTAATTATGGAAATATGGGATACATTCAAAGAATATATTCCGGAAAAAAACAAGGAAATGGCAGCAACACAATACATCGATTTCCTTTTGGGCAAAGATGTTGATACTTCGATTATAGAAGGACTGTCAGGTTACGATACTCATCTCGATGATGCAATTAAAACAGCATTAGACGAAGGCGATTACGACGAAGGCGAAGACGAGTATTACGACGAAGACGAGGAGTAATAATGGCACGATGGTATGCCAAGGTTAGTCAAGACATATCACATCTTCCTGCGTGTATCGATTGGTTCTATCAAGAGTTAGAAGAAGCTAAAAAAGAAATTAAAATCTATGGAAACATAGAAAAAGCTTCTTCTATTCTGCCCGGTATAGTTGAGCAACGATTCAATCAGCTACAAGAAATTGAAGCTATATTAGAATATCTCAATATTGAGCTTAGACGTACACGTTCAAAGGTGTTTAGAAAGTATCTTGAAAACTATCAACGTGCTTTGAGTAGTAGAGACTGCGAAAAGTTCGCTGAAGGTGAACCCGATGTTGTAGATATGGAAAAAATCATCAACGAATTTGCTCTATTACGAAATCAATGGTTAGGAATAATCAAGTCCTTAGATATTAAACAATGGCAATTGAGTAATATTATCAAACTTCGAACAGCCGGTATGGAAGATATCGTTCTCTAATTTAAAATCATGTATATTGAAGACATCATCGATAATTTAGTGGGATTTAGCAGTCTATTAAATTCTGTGCCGAGGTTTCTCAGTACGTACGATAATACACTGCTGTCAAGTTTTGACTCACAGTTATCATCTGGCCTTGGATTGACTGAAAAACAACAGATTCTTGCGGTAAGAATATTAAAAAAGCATTCGCAAGAAATATCAAATCTACTATCCAAGCCAGTTGAGCTATTTTTAGAAAATCCTCAATTTAGATTACCTCCTAGATTGATCAATCATTCGAAAACGGTGAAATTATTTAAAGATCAAGAAAATAAACGATCATTGATTCGTGTTAGTTTCCCCTATGATGAAAAATTGGTGAACGATATCAAGAATTATAAGAGAGAAGTTAGCACAAAGAGAACAAGCTTTCCTCGACAGGCAAATTCTGAGGATATTTTTTGGAATACACAGTCTCGCACCTGGGATTTCCATCTTCGAGAAGAACATATTGATTGGTTAAATTTAAAATTAGCCTCTGAGGGATTTGTATTTGATAACGAGTTAGTGAAATTTTCTAAAGAAATAGAAAACGTTAAAAATCATATGGAAGATTATGTTCCTATGGTAATTTTTGATGGAAAAAAATTCAAATTCGCCAATACACACAAAAATATACCTCAACCACAGAGTTCTAATCTTCTAGAAGTTTTATTTTATGCTAGAAAATATGGTATCAACACCTGGGATGAAAATATTGATCAGGCATTGAATGATATCACGATAAACTCTTATACAAAAAAGCTGTTATCTAAAAAAACCGACGGAGAAATAGTCATAGACCCTGAAAATGTCAAAATTGATGAATTATCTGATACTATTGATTACATAGGAAATACAGTATTTGTCATTCCGGGTGGAGATGAATATAGTATGTTAACGATGTCCCATCGATTTCTTCAAAGATTGGGCATAACAAATGATCAAATTTCGGTTCTCTTCAGATTAGACGGAAATAGTGGAAAAATCTGCAACGACTATGTAAAAGATAATAAATTGAATAACCCCATTGACGAAAATATCAAGATATTTTTCATTAGTACTAAAGTTCCTAAACCATTGTTAAAGACTTCTACCACGATAGATGCTATAGTTAATCTTGGTAGCACGACAGTTCATTATACCCTGAAAAATCTCCTGAAAAATCACCATTTTGTGATTAATTACACCACAAAGAAACTCAAAGAAAGATATATATTTTGAAGTCATGTAGGATCGTTATCAAGGATGAAGTTAATGTCAAGATAGAAAATTTAGATCTCGACACACGTAAATCCTTGGTTAAAAAATTCAAATATTTTGACCAAAAAGCCAGGTATCTTCCGGCTTATAAGCTAGGTAGGTGGGATGGATGTACTAGCTTTTTCGGGCTTGGCGGAACTACATACATGAGCATACTTCCTGAGGTCATAGACGAATTATTACGTCAGGGATATGATCCATTGTTGGATGATCTACGCGATTCCGTACCACTAAATTTCACCAAAATTTCCGATGATTTTTGGGGTGACCAGACCTGGCCAGATGGACATCGATTTGCTGGAGAGAAAATTAGATTACGTGATGACCAGGTAGAAGTTGTTAATAAATTCCTCGAGAATCCTCAATGTATACAAGAAATTGCCACTGGATTTGGTAAGACTATTACCACCGCAACTTTGGCCAAAATTTGTGAAAAATACGGTCGGACTGTAACCATCGTTCCGAATAAAAGTCTTGTAGAACAGACTGAGGAAGACTTCCTTAACTGTCAACTTGACGTTGGAGTGTACTACGGTGATAGAAAAAATCTCGACAAAACGCATACTATTTGTACTTGGCAAAGTCTCAATATTTTAGACAAAAAATCCAAAGATTTTGAAGAAGGCGAGGTACTAACTTTAGCAGAATTATTAGCCGGAGTTAAGACAGTCATGGTCGACGAAGTTCATATGGCCAAGGCAGAAGTGTTGAAAAAACTCCTTACAAACAATCTAGCCAATACTCCTATACGCTGGGGACTCACAGGCACCGTTCCTAAAGATGATATAGATTTTCAAAACATACGTGTCGGATTAGGCGATGTTATACATCGAGTCAGCGCATCTGAATTACAGGAAAAAGGTGTGCTTAGTGAGTGTCATGTTAATGTGATACAAACTTCTGAATGGAAAGAGTTTGGCAGTTACCCCGAAGAATTAAAATACCTAGTGACAGATACTGTTAGGATGGAATGGATTAGTAAACTAATAAAAGGTATATCCGATAGTGGAAATACACTAGTATTGGTTGACAGAATAGAATCAGGACGTATACTAACTAGTAGCATAGAAGATTCTGTTTTCATATCGGGTGAAGTAAAAACAAAAGATCGTAAAGAAGAATATGACGAAATTAAAACGAGTACTAATAAGATCATTGTGGCGACTTACGGTGTGGCCGCTGTGGGTATTAATATCCCTCGTATTTTTAATCTGGTTATGTTGGAATCCGGAAAGAGCTTTACAAGAGTTATACAATCAATTGGACGAGGCATTCGGAAAGCAGACGACAAAGACTTCGTCCAGATCTGGGATCTAACAGCATCTACAAAGTATGCTAAAAAACATCTAACAGAAAGAAAGAAATTTTATAAAGAGGCTAATTACCCCTTTACAATCGAAAAGGTAAAATATCAATAATGCAAATTTTAACACTAGACAATAAGACATTCTATTTGAATGAACTCCCCGAGGAAATAGAGGAGGATATGAGATTTGCTGTGTTAGACAACAGTGATAACAAAGATCCTGATTATTTTTTTATCCCATTGATATTTTTAGAGAGTTTTACAGGTCCTGCTGTGGTTTTAAAAATTGGTCCACACGAGTTAACTATGCCATTAGATTGGTGTACTATCGTAGGTGATCCAGAAGGGCCTGATATGGAAGTACTGCCGATCACCAGCCTTAACGACAGGGGATTTAAAACATTTTGCTTTAATCCACTGAGCAGTTTCAGACCAGAATTTCACGAGATCGATATCATCAACGTCTATCAAGATGTAAAATGGTACTTTCCAAAGATGCGGCCGGGTCAACTATTGTGTACACCGCTACACGCAGGAGAGGAACCATTGTGTGCTTATTTTGTTAAAGAAGTTAGTAGACAATGTGAACTAGTTGATTATACAAGATGTTGGTAAAAAAAAAGGAGAATTATGAGTTATTTGTTTACAAGTGAAAGTGTGTCAGAAGGCCATCCAGATAAGGTAGCGGATGCCATCAGTGATGCTATTTTAGATCTAGTTATGTCTAAAGAAGATCCAGCTTTGCGCTGTGCATGTGAAACGTTGGTAACAACCAACCGTGTTATAGTGGCAGGTGAATATAAAGGCATACTACATCCAGAAGAAGTTGAAATAGAGGTACGCAAGGTCATTAAAGACATTGGCTATCAGCAAGAAGGATTCGATTGGCGCACTGTCGAAGTTACGAATCTATTACATGGACAAAGTGCCGACATAGCATTAGGAACAGATAAGTTTGGAGCAGGGGATCAAGGCTTGATGTTCGGTTATGCCTGCAATGAAACTGAGAACTATATGCCCAGCGCCATCTACTGGAGTCACAAAATAGTAGAGATGTTGGCACATCGCCGTAAACATTCGGGGTTAGATTGGTTAGGACCTGATGCTAAAAGCCAAGTTACGTTTGAATATGATAATGACGGGAAGCCTAAAAGAATCTCTAAGGTAGTTTGCTCTACTCAGCATCAAGAATATATTAAAACTGATGCTTTGAGAGCTAATGTTGAAACTCTCATACGTGATATATTGCCAAAAGAATTAGTAGACAACGAGACAGAATTTCACATCAATCCAACTGGACGGTTTGTTATCGGTGGCCCAGACGGTGACACAGGTCTAACAGGTCGCAAGATTATAGTTGATACTTATGGCGGTTATAGTCCACACGGTGGAGGTGCGTTTTCGGGTAAGGATCCTACAAAGGTAGATCGTAGTGCTGCCTACATGATGCGTTATCTGGCCAAGAACATTGTAGCAAGTGGACTTGCTCCTTGGGCTACTGTACAAATCAGCTATGCTATCGGACTCGAGCAACCGATGAGTTTTTATGTAGAAACTGATAGTATTTCTCAAAGCCGCATGTTAACAAAACAAATTCAAGAAGTTGTTGACCTAACACCAATGGGTATTATCAAACGATTTAATATGTTTCGTCCTATCTATAGCGGTACAACTAACTATGGACACTTTGGCAAGGCAGAGCTACCTTGGGAGGAAATCGATCTATGGGGACGCTAAAAGAAGGCGCAACATACATATATGAAAGAGTAGACAATGTAGTTTACTCTAGAGAAGCAGGTTCCGACCCTAGCACTCGAACAATTATAGGTTGGGAAATGCTAACCGGAAGGGACAATCTCCACTCCAGCATAAAAAATTCTCAACTTTGGGGAGACATCCGTAGAGCAGCCGAAACCAATGTTACTTTACAACGACTGCTAGAACAGTGTATAATAGTTTACAAACTTAGTAAAGAATACCAAGATCAATATGGCAACCGCAAAACTTGATATCAAACGAGAGCTCAACGCTGTAGATCAAAAGAACTATGATTTCTATAGCAATCTCAGCGACGACGAAAAGAAAGCATTTAGTCCTTATATACTGATGCGATATACTGCTAGTGTACAAGGCGATAGAGATATACAAGAATGGTACCTCGAAATGACCAATGAGATGGTCAATAAACATCATTGGGT